ATGCGAAAACGACACCGATTTAACAGTCGCATGACCCGTATCGTACTGCTCATCAGCTTTATCTTCTTCTTTGGCCGTTTTATCTACTCGTCCGTCGGTGCCTGGCAGCACCATCAGAGCAAAAAAGAAGCTCAGCAATCCACACTCTCCGTCGAATCACCGGTACAACGTTAGCGGTTACCTTCTCCACTCTCACAGAACATAACGGCACCTCGCTGTCGGATGCTTTTGCTCTTTGAGATTATCAAAGCGGCAGATATTCTTTCATCTTAAATTTTACGTCTTTGTTCTGACTGAAGTTCATCCTGTTCGGCTGCGAAATAAATACATCATTAATACATATGTTGTGATGATGTATTTTTATAAATTATTTCCCGCATGAATTTTAATAAATTTAATCTATTCCTTTATACGCAATACATTTACTTTCCTCTTTTGATGATCTTAAATGTCTCATTTTTCGTAATGTGTATAACAAGGAATAGTGATGAAATTTAAAAAATGTCTTCTGCCTGTGGCAATGTTAGCGTCATTCACTCTGGCAGGATGCCAGTCAAATGCTGATGATCATGCCGCCGATGTTTATCAAACCGATCAACTGAATACCAAACAAGAAACTAAAACCGTTAATATTATTTCCATTCTTCCCGCAAAAGTTGCCGTAGACAACGCCCAAAATAAACGGAACGCACAAGCCTTCGGCGCGCTTATTGGCGCTGTCGCTGGCGGTGTTATCGGCCACAACGTCGGGTCTGGCAGCAATTCCGGAACGACGGCAGGTGCAGTTGGCGGCGGAGCTGTAGGCGCGGCAGCGGGTTCGATGGTGAATGATAAAACCTTAGTGGAAGGTGTTTCTTTAACATATAAGGAAGGCACCAAAGTGTATACCTCCACCCAGGTGGGTAAAGAGTGCCAGTTTACGACAGGTTTAGCCGTTGTTATTACCACGACGTATAACGAAACGCGTATTCAGCCAAATACCAAATGTCCTGAAAAGAGCTAATAATCAGGAGGAGTCATGAAGAAAGTTTTTCTTTGCGCCATCTTAGCCTCCTTAAGCTATCCGGCTATCGCCTCATCATTGCAGGATCAACTCTCGGCTGTCGCAGAAGCGGAACAGCAAGGTAAAAATGAAGAGCAAAGGCAGCATGACGAATGGGTCGCGGAGCGCAACAGGGAAATCCAGCAAGAGAAGCAACGTCGCGCAAACGCCCAGGCCGCGGCTAATAAAAGAGCGGCAACGGCAGCAGCGAATAAGAAAGCTCGTCAGGATAAACTGGACGCCGAAGCCACTGCGGACAAAAAACGCGATCAAAGTTATGAAGATGAGCTACGTAGCTTAGAGATTCAGAAACAAAAACTGGCGCTGGCGAAAGAAGAAGCCCGCGTCAAGCGCGAAAACGAATTTATCGATCAGGAACTGAAGCACAAAGCTGCGCAAACCGATGTGGTGCAATCTGAAGCTGACGCAAACAGAAATATGACTGAAGGCGGTCGCGATCTGATGAAAAGCGTGGGCAAAGCAGAAGAGAACAAATCGGACAGCTGGTTTAATTAATCGATGTAAGTAACTTCAAGCCTATAATTCTTGAAGATAAAAAACCCTCTGTAGTAACAGAGGGTTTTGTTCATTCATAGTGCAGGGATCAAAATCATTCCCACTCAATTATTTACGGACACCATAACCAATTGACTGATAACAACTTCCTGCAACCTGATTTTCACCGTACCGTTTTATATACCGTCACCGGAAATCAGTGCCACGATTTTTGCTTCTTCAGTGAATCGTATTGCTGTTCGCAGGATTCTCCTGCAATCCGATACTTTTCAGCCTCAGCTGCTGTTGCGTTGTAAACTCGATTGCTTTCTTCAAGCATGTCGGCGAGCACACCGATGACCTTGCTGGCTGGCGTGCCAGTGGGGAAAGATCCGGTATAGTGTTCGGCGAGTCGCTTGGTTTTGTCAAGCTCGGCGCGCAGGCTGTCAGCAGCGGAATTAGCATGCTCAGCATCAACACGCGCCACATCGATACGGGATTGTGCTTCACGTTCAATTTGTGTTTTCTCCTGATCACGTTGTGACCTGGCCTTATCATCAGCCTGTTTCTGATCTTCCTGTGCCTGCGCATACCCGGCATCATACTGGCGGCTGCCGTGTATATTCCAGGCAACCACTCCGACGATGAACAGAGCAGCAAGCATCAACACGATAAGCAGCTGTTTCCAATATGCTTTTACGAATGTCAGGATCATACCGCCAGCACCTTACTGGCATTGATGTATCGCGCGCGCCGGTCGTCGATGCCGTTCCGGCCACCATTGATAATCAGAGTTACACGTGCAATATCGCCGGTATACTTCATACATCCTTTGCTGGCGAAGAACCACGCCGCGCTACGAGCCGCATATTCGTCCTGCGCCAGCAGTTCAGGGCTCTCCAGCAGGTCAACCTTCAGACCGTTTCCGCAATCACGATAGTTATTCAAACCGGTAATCTGGATAAGTCCGCGCCCACGGTAATTCCAGCCATCGCCGGGAGCACCGTTCCCCATGCGTTTGCTGTACACCAGATTTGCGATCGCGCGCTGGCGCTCGAGTGGCAATGGTGGTTCACCAGCACGGCGACCCAGTGCATTAGCCTGTCCATGGGTAAGACGCCCAGCCCGAACGAAGTTAGCCAGTCCGGTGACGCTGTAGTTGAAATTTTCCTGCAACCGGGTGAAGCCCCCAGACTCATGCCCGACCTGAGCAATAAACATTGCCTGATCTTCTGCTTTGCTGATACCAAACTCTTTCATCGCAGAAGTTATATGCGAGAACCAGCGTGCGGCCAGCGCCTCGCTAATACCAGCAGCTCGCTGGAATTGTTTAATCTCCATGTTTAGACCTCGTTATTTTAAAAATCTGCACGACGTTACCGCGCGTTTTAATAACCGCAGCAAGCATGGCAGCATTGATAATGACCTCAGATAAATCCACAGCCATTGGTATGCGTAACCAGATTGCATAGACGACACGAACTGGAATACTGGCTGCAGCAACAATCAGGAAATAAGCAAGCCACCCACCCCATCTTCGGTGTTGCGAACCGTTACGCCGGAAACTGACAACGCGAATTGCTATGCCAGTACAAATAACTGCATTGGTGATAAGCAAAAAAAGCTCATGCGTTACCATCGTCTTTTCTCCCCGGAATTAGCTCGCGTGGATTATCGGAACGGTGATAGAGCCAGATGCCAATTCGCACTGCAACAATTGCTGACACGAAAGCGCCAGCAGAGAAAACAATCCCTTTCTCAAACGAGTCCTGCGTAATGGTAGGGATCAGGCTGGCTATGCCGATAAGAATTGATGCTGCTGGTTTGTAGAAAAGAAGTCCGCAGATAAAGCTAAGCATAGACAATAGTACGCGACGACGCATTGGGTACTCTACCGCAGAGGTAATAAAAATTACTGCACCAGCCAAAGACCCCAAAGCAACCTCAGGAGGTGCTCCTGCTATAACTGCCGCCAGAGAACTCATGCTAAGCCACTGATTTAAAGACTCATTAGTAATTTGCATCGACATAACCAACACCGTTTATTATGCATAAATAATCAATTAACTGGCGGATAAATTATATACAACAACCATATATGGTTAATACGCATTGTTTGTATCATTTACTAATCAGTGTTAACTTATTGTCAGTAGTGTTGATTTCAGGATTATATGGCGCATCAACATATGACCCCGTCGTTGTCGTGCCTGTTGCGTTTATTTGTCCGCCCCCACTCGCTTTATAGCCTGTAAATGCGCTTCCTGATGTTGAGTTTGTTGCGTCAATAAATGAACCAAGTCCTTCTGCAGAAAATGAATATTGCCCCGATTCTTCTACTACTGAATTTCTGGCTGATATTCTTCCTGATGCCGTGGCTCTGAATCCATTGCTTGGTTTTCCTCTAACTTTAAACCCGTCGGCGCTGACTTTTGCGTTCTGAGCAATAATTGTTGTACCTGTAGTTGTCTGAGACTCTCCATTGGTACATTTAACTATTGCTCCATCCATTGCATAGATAGCTACAGCAGGAGAACCATGGAAAGTTGTTCTGTCAACGTCAACTGTTGAGTTAATTGCAGATATTGAATTGCCTGAACTGTTCGTTATGTCGCCATCTGGTGCATGAAGAACCCCCATTGACTGTACTGTTGCTCTACCATACATAGTAAACTTATCAGTTGTTGCTACCTGGAAAAATGCCTTTCCTCCTTTCTCAATTAAAAGCGCAAGAGCATCTGGTTTGTTTATTGTGCAATTTGGAGAAACCAACGTGGAACCCTGCGAAACAGTCACAGGTAGAATATTTTCACTCTCAGTAAACCCGTCAGCTCGTAGAAAAGACCCTAACGCCACACTAATTCCACGTTGAGCATTGTTTTTAGTTTGAAGATTAATAGCGTAAGCGTAACTGCTTCCGGTCAACACAAGGCCAGACCCGCCTACATTTGACGAGTTGTGTGTCTCTGCATTCTGAGCAATACAGTTAGGCATATAAAGCTGCCCTCCAGAATATGCGATGTAGCAATGACCTTTCGGGTTGCTTGCTGTAGAGTCTGGACAATAGATATAACCACCTTCAGAGGCAGCGAAACAATCAGAACCTGTAGTATCGACTTTAACCCCAGGAACAAAAGCTATACCATGCCTCTCAGCCATAACTCCACACCTGGAAAACTGAGTTATTCTTACGCTTTCATCAAGTACAACAACACCGCCGTCAAACGCCCTTATCCCCATTGAATCAAGATATGGATCATCAATTCCTGAATCTCTGTCAATTCCTGATATAGTTAAATTACTAAATATTGGTATTATATCACCACCACTCACGGGAAACTGTGGCGCATGACCATAACACTCACCTGCTTCAGCATAAATTCCGTCCTGTTTAAGAAACTGAATAATTGTCAAATCCATTCCTTCACCAACAAATTTAAGTCGGCCAAAACCCCACTCTTTCCCAAAAATCTTATTTAGAGTATTCCAATTATGAGTGCCTGCTGAGACATGTACTATTACTTGCGTGCCGGTATAGCATCTATTTTCAAGATATTCTGCTAAAGAATCTGCATTAGCAAAATCATCAGGAATAGAAAACACGAATGACGTCAGTGGGATTTTTACATTATCTAAAACTGACTGAACGGTTAATCCCTGCAATGTACCAATTATTCCAGCCCCAGCTGCGCTTTCCAGCAAAGAGCGCAATGCAGAAGCAGATGCGCTTTTATCAATAAAAAGGTTTTCTACAAAATTACGGTTTACACCATCGTTCGGAAGAATTGGGCTTGCTAAGTTTTGGATTCTGTTATCACGAGCATCATAATAATTTGATAAACGTGATGGCTTTCTGAGTGCAAGAGATAGACCAGAAAAAGACTGCTGAATCAGCATCGTCAGGTAGTCAAATGCATCCTCATGAACTTCTGGAAAAAAATTCCCCTGATTTCGAAGGTCAGTCTCCTGCACCACATCAAGCACACGCTCTATAGTGATTCGCCAGCCAGCAGCAAGCGGCGACGGAAGAACCACTGTACCACCACTATAAGCTCCCACCCCAATTACCGTATAACCGGTATCCAGAACCAATTCTGTTACGTTCCCGTTCAGGTCAGACACCTGAACAACCAGGTCTGATTTTCTGAAAATTCGAAAAGTATACGGAAACGATGTCGTAACGCCGTTACCTGTGTATTCGTTGTGGTCAACTTTGGTTGAGACCGTCATGTTAAATCTCCAGATAGTCGCAGCACCCGTTGCGCCGCATATCTGGTTATTCTATTACCTGAAAAACCACATATGGATAGAAAGACTGTGAATATGAATAGATATTACCTTTCAGGTAATTTGCAAAACGTGCTGGATAGCAAACAAATTATTTGCTACTGTATAAACATGGGTCTTCCCCTGTTGTGGTGGGTGGTACATAATTGAGTGATTTTCAAACACCACACAGTACCTTTATGGTGTCTCTTTTTACATGAGAGGGAATTCTTATGAGTGTGCCGCAAACAAAAGCTGAACTGCTTTTAGCTATTGATAAAAATTTTAGTAAATTAATTAGTTACCTCAACACAATCCCACCAGAAATTACTTCAGATAAATCAATGGACGGACACGCCAAAGGAACGGAGATGAGTGTTCGTGATCTCGTTTCGTATCTGCTTGGATGGAATGCTCTTGTTGTAAAGTGGATCGCTTCTGATGCTAAAGGTCTGCCTGTCGATTTTCCGGAAACTGGCTATAAATGGAATCAGCTTGGCCTTCTTGCTCAAAAATTTTACTCAGATTACAGTGAGTTAAGTTATGAGTTGTTAGTAGCTGAACTTCAGACTGTAAAAAATGAGATTGTGAACCTTATTAATGATCGTACCGATGATATTTTGTATGGAAGACCATGGTACACAAAATGGACGATGGGGAGAATGATCTCATTTAACACATCTTCGCCTTACGCCAACGCTAATGGAAGATTAAGAAAGTGGGCAAAAAATAATAATATCAGTTTAAAGTAAGCTTCAGAATGAAATTATATGGACGAAAAATCCCTCTATGCCCATATCCTTAACCTGACTGCACCATGGCAGGTTAAATCCCTTACCCTCGATGAAAATGCAGGTTCCGTTACTGTTACAGTCGGAATTGCTGAAAATACTCAGTTAACCTGTCCGACCTGCAGGAAATCCTGTTCTGTTCACGATCACCGACATCGTAAATGGCGCCACCTTGATACCTGCCAGTTCATGACATTAGTAGAAGCCGATGTTCCCCGCGTTATGTGCCCGGAGCATGGCTGCCAGACTCTGCCTGTACCGTGGGCAGGTTCCGGCAGTCGGTACACTCTGCTGTTCGAATCGTTCGTGCTCTCATGGCTTAAAATCAGCACCGTTGATGCGGTCAGAAAACAACTTAAACTTAGCTGGAATGCCGTTGACGGCATCATGACCCGCGCGGTTAAGCGAGGCCTGTCGCGGATTAAAAAGCCTTTATCAGTGCGTCATATGAATGTAGACGAAGTCGCCTTTAAAAAAGGGCATAGGTATATAACCGTGGTATCTGATCGCGACGGGCGGGCACTGGCATTAACCGATGATCGTGGCACAGAGAGTCTTGCCAGCTATCTCCGTTCGCTTACTGACAGTCAGTTGTTGGCCATCAAAACACTGTCGATGGACATGAATGCGGGCTATATAAGAGCAGCGCGTATCCATTTACCCAATGCGGTCGAGAAAATCGCCTTCGATCGCTTCCATGTGGCGAAGCAACTGGGCGAAGTGGTTGATAAAACCCGCCAGAATGAACATCCGCACCTCCCTGTTGAAAGTCGTCGTCAGGCCAAAGGTACCCGCTTCCTGTGGCAGTACAGCGACAAATGGATGACTGAGTCCCGGCAGGAAAAGCTGATGTGGTTGCGGGAACAGATGCAACAGACAAGCCAGTGCTGGACACTGAAAGAGCTGGCAAAAAATATCTGGGATCGCCCCTGGAGCACAGAACGCAGGAATGACTGGTTGCAGTGGATATCGCTGGCGTCTGAATGTGATGTGCCGATGATGAAAAACGCAGCGAAAACCATTAAAAAACGGTTATACGGAATACTGAATGCAATGCGTCATCGCGTCTCGAATGGAAATGCGGAGGCGCTGAACAGCAAGATCAGACTGCTGAGGATAAAGGCCAGGGGATACCGAAACCGGGAACGCTTTAAACTGGGAGTTATGTTCCACTATGGGAAACTGAATATGGCGTACTGAGTCTTCCCACCATGATCGGGGAAGACCCATAAACATACAGTTATTGCATGGAGAAGATTAAGATGCAGCAGTATCACTATCCACTGGAAGACGGATTTACCGAAAGGATTCACACGCCGGGAGGCGTCAGGTCACTGGTGGAGGGATCGCACTTGATGAAATTACTCCGGGATCTCGATAAGGATGGATTTAATGTCGATGGCCCACTTGCCGAACTGACTGCACTGATTAACTACGTCACCAGCTCACAGATGTCTATGCAGGATCTGCAAACACATCTCGACTATTGTGCCGAACAATTACGAAAACAAACCCGGTAAATTTAAAGGCCGCAAGAGCGGCCTATCGTTTCGCTTTGTGCTCATCCCAGCACGTTTTGCACCATGCCATTAAGCCGTCCGCATTTTGATTATTAGGGTAAAAGCTGGTTCGTTTTCTGCGGACATTACAAATTGGGCACCACTTCATATGGCGTGTATTCTTTGGGCCATCGAGACACCTTGCACACCACTTAGTCAATCCATCTGGATTTTTTGACGATTTCCTGAATTTTTCATATGGAAGGTTTATTCTGCATCGCAAGCACTGCTTGCTACCACTTGAAACTCTGTTAGCTGATTCTTCTTTTGGCGGCGATACAGAAGGTATTCTTGCTGGCTCTGATACTGCCTGAGGTGCTTTTTTAGATGACTGAGACGATATGTCATCACCAGGGAATCTTCCATGATATGCCGGACGCGTTGACACTCCAGGTGGAAGCTCAGCTGTAAACGGCTTTGGCTGAATCAGTTGCCTCTCTTTTGCTAACTCCTGCTGTTTATAATATGTCTGGATTACCGCACTATCATAAGCAGGAGGTGCGGAAATATTAGGCGCATTACCTCCAGTTTTTTGAAACTGAGTAGAGGTGTGTTCTATCACCTGTGTACGATTAATCGTTATCTCCCCATCTTCGGTCTTTATCGTTTTGTTATGATTAACGACCGTACGATCAGAGATCTTAGTCTTGTTCTGGTTGATAACGTAAATAATCACCGCAACCACACCAACAACTATCCAGAAAACTTCCATTGCTTTTCCTCACAATAACATTACCTTAAAGGTAATATCTTGCTTTCAGGTGATCAAGCGTTAAACGCAATCAACCAAATACGGTTGATTTTTATATTTATCAGCGTTTATCATTACCTTTGCGGTAAATTTACATCGCACTCCTCTTGTGCCATAGTAATCGAGCACTGGCAAAATCCAGTGCCGGGATTTGCACCCCGGATTACTAAAAGGCGCATACCACGCCAGACGTGGTTTTTTTATGCGTATAGCACAGTCATGCCAGAATTATGGTGGGACGTGCAGGGGCACCGAAAGGTGCGCCGGGTCCTTTTAGCCGGTAGTGCAAACCCTGTACGTCTCACCACCAACGAGATTTGCACCTCAGGTGGTGATTAACCATACTAAAAGGTGATTGCCATGACTGCTAACGTAACCCCATCTGTTTTTCATTTTGAATCAGAAGCAACCATTCGAGCCATTGTTATTGATGGAAATCCTTGGTTTGTTGCCAAAGACGTTATTAAAGCTCTTCAACTGACAAACCCCACCATGTCAATCAAATCTCTTGATGATGATGAAAGGGCTAAATTTAACTTAGGTCGTCAAGGCGAAACCAATATTATCAGCGAGTCAGGCCTCTACACACTGATCCTCCGCTGCCGCGATGCGGTGACACCAGGCACTATCCCCTACCGCTTTCGTAAATGGGTTACAGGTGAGGTTCTTCCTCAGATCCGCCGCACCGGAAGTTACATTAAAAACTCGCTCCCGCAGGAAGAACGCATAAAGATGGTTGCCGACCAGGTAGCCAACGCCACAGCATCAGCAGTGATGCAGGCGATGAAGATAGAGAACAAAACCTACAGTGCCCCGCTGAAGCCCGGCTACCGCAGCCTGATTCACTCGCCGTCTGGTGTTCTCGGCCTGACGGAGAACTCACTGCTGATGAATCTGCTGAACCAGTTACAGGAAGACGGGCACGACGTATCGGGCGCGGCGGCGGAGCTGACCACCATGTTCTGCTACATCGTCGGTGTGAGCAAATGCCTGCGTGATATCCAGACGCACGCGGAGTATATCAACGACAAAGCAGGGTTCTTCTGACGGCGGCGGCACAGGGATGTGCCTTTAAAATAATCATTGGCGATGTGATGTAGATTCGCGTAATATTACCTTAAAGGTAAACCATGTGTTTACATGAGGAGGAGATATGGGATTTTGGTTCGCTCGTACAAAAACGAGGGATAATGCACCCAGCCCTCAGGCAAAAAATGCAGAAGTTCCGGCGTCAGCGCAGGTTAACAAGCGTGGTGGAGTATATATCTCATCACAGCAAATTTCTGAGCTTCCTGAGGTTAAGGAGATGCGTCGTCTCGCTGCTGCAATTGTTAAACAGGATCTTGCCACTGTAAGGAAGTAGTGTTGCTAGCTCTTCTAATTATCCCAATCCTGGTTAGCGGTTATATTATGATAACCGCTAACCAGTATCATTATTTCCGTTTATACCGACACGAAGGCCAGCTTCTTTATATGAAAGTAGCGGCACTAGGTACATATTGCCTTGTTGCATCAGTAATAATTGCAGCCGCTATAAAATATAAATGGCCTGATTTTCACCTAGTTCACGATATGGTGGAAACTTTTAATGTAACATCAAAACCAGAAACAGATAGAATTTACATGTGGCTGCTTCTTCTCTCAGCCACATCCATTTGCTTCTCTTTGTGTTATGTGTCTGTTGTGTGGGTGAAAGATTTTCTTCTTGGTTGTTTTTATAAACGTGATATTTACGAGCAAAAAACAGAGGCAATGAAGGCCAGAGTACTGCGAAAAACTTACTCGCAAGGTTCTTTAGACTTACTATTGCTTGATGCGATTGAATCGGATCCTAAACGACCAATGCTGATTACTTTATCATCAAACAAAGTGTATGTTGGAATAATAAATGGTTCTGGTGAACCAACGGAAAATCAGGGTCCGCATCAGCACATATCTTTTGTTCCTTTAATGTCAGGATACAGGAACAAAGAAAACTTATCTGTCACATTCACTAATGCTTATCCAGGAGAAATACAGGTCAAGCGGACTGCAGCAATAAGAGGAATTAGCAGAAAGAAAGTGCCAGGACTTGAGATCATGGTGTCTATTGACGAAATAAGTTATATATCATGGTTTGATTTTGAAGTATATAAAGCAACAAATAACAAAGTAGAATCCAGGGGGCACGTTATTCGTGTTACCAAAAATGGAAGAAATATATATCAAAGAAATAGCAAAAAAGAATAGCCCGCGCTGCTGGCTTTTTTGTGGACGAAACAAAAGTCAGTGCTACACTCATTGACGCCACATTGAGGTGGCTTATAGATGGAAATTTCACAATGAAAAAAGCATTTGCTGCACTGTTCGTTTTGTTGTCTCTGGTAGCTTCAACTCAGGCCTTTGCCGGTCGTTGTCAGCACGACAGCGATACTGCCGCTGACGGCTCCCGCTGCGGTGGGCGTTCTGCGGATTCCCACCCGGGCGGCGGTGGCATTCGTTAAAAACAAGGCCGCGAAAGCGGCCTGTTTGATCACTGTGCAGTTTTCGCTGATCGATTTTCAGCTCTAAATTCAAGAACCGTTTCAATATTTCTTTCCTTCAGCATATCAATAACATTTTTATTCATTTGACTATCACTGGTTAATAACTGGTAAACGTTGCTTCTCTCTTTATCAGAATTTTCTTTAACAGCTGCTTTGCATGCCAAATGCTTATTGAAATTTTCTACATCGCTAGTACAGGAATTTACGGCTGCTGATGAAATATCAGACGCTGAAGAAACACCATCATCCAAACGTTTTATAGCATTTTCTATACATGAGTTAAGGGAATAAACGACAACTGAGCGATACCCTTCAGACGCACACCATTCTAAATTTCTTGAAGGATCGAGTGGTTTTACTTCGCTGGATTGAATTAACTTGTCAAAAACTGACTTATATTCAATCTGTTTTTTATCTATAGCCCATACTTCAGTAGCTGATTTATAATTCCCCGTATGCCTATTAACATCAAATCCATGTTTTATAAGCAAATCTGCCCATGAAAGATTTATTGATTCATTGTTATGAGGCCATTTTCCTGTCAGAACCGCCCCCATAGACCCCATATATCCGCCATATGATGGTATAGCACCATGGCTCAGTAACTTCTCAGCAACCACAGGGCAATTAATTACATAAGAGGCGTAAAGCCCATTCCATAAAGCCCCTCTATAGTAATCGCCACGATTAGGTTCTTTTAAGTCGATAGCCTTTGATAATTGTTCACACGTTTTGCATGCATCAAAGTTATCCTTATTGCATTGCAATGAACTGGCGGCTGTAGGATTTACAGAGACTATTGAAAGCACTATGCCAAAAAACAAATTTATTTTTTTCATCCTATTTCATCTGCTCTTCAACTTTATTTAGTAATGGTGATATCGCCCACAGATTCTGAAAAGGTAGCATTTTACGGACAGCGTGGGTTTGCTGGCTGTCAAATTCTCCGTTAAGTACACCATTTGCAACCGTCGCGGCATCACCGCCAAGATCAAAGGTAGGACCAAGTAAAGCACCAATAGCATTACGACTCTGAAACCTTGATACCGGAGGCGCACCAAACATCGCGCCAAGACCAAACCTACCGCCGCTTATGTTCTCAACGGTATTCAGCGGCTCAGAGAGCCAGCCAAGCATTCCGCCCCGGTCGATCCCCTCTTTCACAAGGTTATTCCAGCTGTAGTCGATATCGCGACCGCTTAACTTCTGTTTCATCATATAGACCATTGAGCCAAGCGCAATCGTGCCAAGCGCACCAAGATAGAATGAAGCATCGCCCTGCTGGATACCAGATACCAACACCCTGTTATGCTGTGCGAAGATAAACGTTTTGAACTGCGTGATCATCTTCCAGCCTTCTTTACTAAAAAACAGCGGTGTATCACCTACGCCAGGCGTTACAATCACTGAGTCTACATCTTTCAGCACTGCAGACTGGAAAATCTCTCTAGCGAAACGGTCATCCCACAGATGACTATGCCCGGTTAACAGCCCGTCCATATCCTCTCCGTGCTTCCCGAATTGCTCCCCGATTCGGCGCAGAACATCTTCATTGATGCCGACCTGTGCCATCTTCCGCATTTCACTTTTGGCGAGCGTGCCACCAGCAGAAACCTGGCGAGCCGCGTCAAGTATCCTCGACTGCACTATCATCCCGGACCATGATTTAAGTGCGCTGTTCCACTGATTCATCAGCGTCCAGTTACCGAATTTCTGCGTCATCCAGTTCAGGCCTCGCTCAGCGGCGCTTCTCCGGCTATAGGGGTCAGTAAGATCCGCTATAGCCTTTGTACGCGTAGACAGGACATAATCAAGCCCAACGGCCATTTCTCGCAAATCCCTGGTTGCAATTTTCACTGAGTCCATATTTTTAAGCATGCTTACCATTGGTCCGAGAGATTTTCTCAGGCCATGCTGCATCATCGGTCGCATCAGATCAGTTGCAGCGGAGACGGTCATTCCACCAAGCAAACGGAGGAAGTTAATATTCCTAGCAACTCGCCCGGCACGAACAAAGAAACTGCGTGGATCTTGAGGTGCGCCGTAAGTACCAAGCAGTCGGTCACGCATAGCCGTAATATCCCTAATATCAGCCTCCCGTTGCTTCTCAAGAGCTGCACGTCGTTTAGGTGTTTTAGCCTCTTTTATTAGCCTGGTATATTCCTCACTAACCTGACGGATTTGCTCCCCCATATCTTTACGGCCAAACTGCGCAGTCAGCTCAATTTCTGGTGCCACCTGCCGGAGATAACTTTCCATGATGTAGTTAACATCTGATTCAAGAAAATCTTCTATACGCTCATCAGGAATAAGCAGCGTTCGGCTTTTAGTGAAACCAGCCCGACCAACGAGTCTCTCTGGGATAATATCGGCTGGTACAAGCCCGGAAGGTGCGCCTATTATTTTATTCACGATCTCGTCAGCAGCGTCCTCTGCTTCCTCTCGGGATAGAGGCTCCATCTGCTTCAGTGCTCGCTCGCGGCTTGCATTCAGCCTTGTGGTTGAATTTGCCCGTTTTTGCAGTCGGCGAAGCTCAGAACGATATTTCCGTGGATTATCCAGCAACTCCATATGGCGCTGATAGACAGGAAGCTCACTCTTTGCCTGCGCTATATCATCAAGGCGTGTTTTAAGGTCAGAGCTTTCTTTCATCATTCTTGCCTGAAGTTTTTCTGATGAAGTCTCGGCCAACTCTTTTTCTATTCTTGTAAGACGCGCCTGTGTGTCAGTCTCCTGAGATATAAGCTTATTTCGTTTATCCAGTTCTTCCATGAGTAGAATTTTTTTACCAGACCATTTCTCCGCTTCAGCGATTTCACTAGCGAGAGCATCAGCGCGCGGTGCTGATTCCTCTGCAGTTTTTAGCAATGAATTTATCTTTTCAATTCGCTGACCTGCTTTGTCAGCACCTTTGGCACTAATCCCTTGTATCCAGTTGGCAATTCGCCCTCTGAATTCAGTGCGGTCGGAAAGTATCTTATCGAACTTATAAATGCGGGGAAGATAACTTTTCGCCGTCACGACATCGATATCCTCAGGAAGGATCCCCAGTTCCTGCATACGGGCTTTTGTGGTCTCAAAAATGGGGCGGATTCTGGCGGCTGCTTGTGAAACCTCTGGAATATCACTCTGATCACCACGGCGCATAGCCATGCCAACAGCTTCATTGAAATCAATAAAGTTCATCCTCTTCACGCCGCGGGCGCTGACAGATTTGCTGTACTGCTGGTAAGCATCACGAGTGGCTTCCATCTGCTTATAAAGCATGGCGTCGTATTGCTTAATCTTAGTCTCGACTGCCGTAAACGTAGCCAACCCCTCATCATTTTTGGCGAAGAAATAGTTATTTTCGGCAAGCTGCTGGTTAATCTGACGGGAGACAAGAGATGGTGATTGCGCCAAGCGGCCAGCAGGAGTGACACTCAACGTTTTGTTAGCAAGTCCAAGTCCAGCGAGCTGTTCCTGATCGAGTGTGGTATTGAAAACCTGAGCTGCACCAATGCTTTGAGGAGAATCCATACCTCGCAAATGATTACCTACTGAGTTAACCACTGCCTCGCGCGCGCTAGGTCCAGCAAGTAGCTGTGCACCAGCACCAAGGATCCCACCAACGAGAGCATCAACAACAACGTTCGATACGCTCTCCATCGGTGAGCGAGCTTCCTGAGTGGCCTGCAATGCGGCCTCTGAAGCAACACTGCCAGCAGCATTGGCTAAAGCAAAACGTCCGGCTGTTTCTGCAATACGACCGCCACGAACGACAGCGCCGAACGGAATAAACATAGAAATCGCATTGAATGGATCTGCTAATCTCATTGCTACAGAAGAGACTGTACCAGCAAATCCCAAGCCTGAATTGTATTCCATGTCAGCTCTCTGCTGATCGATTCGATGTTTAATTGCCATTGTTTCTTCAGGCGAACCGGAGTTGATAAACGAATCTGCAAAATCTTCATAGCCTTTAATATCTGCTGCATCGTTATCAAATGGGTTATATCCTTCAACCCTGTCAAACTGACTGAAAGGAGCACTGGCAATAAAGCTACCCAGCGTGTTATCTATACGAAATGCTGCTTGTCTAGACCTTTGAACGCGTTGATCACTGGTAAATGGGTTCACAGCAGAAAGCAAAGAAGGTGTTTCCATATAGAAATTACTGTCATCAGGTGCTGCTATTTGCTGAATATCCTCGCCAAGCAACTCTTTAGGATTCTGTTCATATATCGGCATTATTTGCCCCCTGCGTATATATTGCTCGGAAGGTAATTGGCTGAACCATAACCGAATGGTTTGGTCAGATCTGGAGGAGTATATCCATCTTTATTGCTGAACTGCGGCAGCGGATTGCCTTCTCTCCGCACTCTAGCCTCATCAACACGCTGTTGCTGTAACTGAATGGTTTGCCTGTACATTGGAGATGTCAGTTGATCCGGCTTGAAACGAACAGGGAGACCATTTTCTCCAATATAATTTCTCGGTTCTATCGCTCCGTTTGCGTCAGGCTGTAAAACCATAACAGCATAACTCCTATCCCTTGCCGTAAGGCCATCAGAAACAAGTATTAAGTCCGTATCACTGCGAGGACCGCCAAAGGATTTTGATTTAAGCTCGCGTTTTTCCTGCTCCCACTGCCCCTGTATCCAGTTACCAGCACCATTATTTACTCCGTACAATGCCTCAGGTGCATACTTCATAACCTCTGCTTTGCCATTAACCGTAGAAACTCCCCAGGTGGTTCTGATCATGGCATTGGTCATTTTCTCAGCCTGTTCTGCATCGCCACCTGTCTGTACAAAGTTAGCATCGTAAATTGTCTGGTAATCTCGCTGATAGGCCGCATTTGATTTTCCTGGATCGGTAATATCCGGAGACCACGAACCAAAGGAAGTCAGACTGCTGGCGTTATTTTGTGCAGCAGTTGCCCTCGCCGCGACATATTTTTTGTCTCGCATGGCAGTGGAAAGCATCTGTTTCATTCGGTCATCCTGTTGGAACACCTGGCTGTAAGCCATATCAACAGCCTTATCCTCCGGCACGCCAGCGCGGGAATAATCGTAAACCTTGCCGTAAAATGCCATCGTACTTTTATCAAGTGTTGCCGCTGCCGCCGGATTATTATCGAATAACTGACCGTAGAATTTTGCCATCGGGACAACCAGCGCAGGATCTCTTGATGTTGCTCCACTGTTAAGCATTGTTTTAACCTGAGTTGGTATCATGCCGCTTTTAGTTGTGACGGTGACCAGTGTATTGATGCTCTGCGGATCAGATATGGAAAACGAAGGCGCGATATCCTGCGCGAAATAACGGTCTACCGCTGCCTGATTGTTTTTGTCGTTCGTGTCCAGCGGGAAGTTATTTTGCATTGAAGACACGAACCTGTTTCTTCCCTGCTGAATCTCCCACTCCCTATCCATCTCTTTAAATTTGGCCTGCATTTTCTCCCAGCGTTGCTGGTTAGCAGCAAATCCAGGAGCGTTTGGATCCTGTGGACGTAAACGTTCAAGAATGTCTTGTCGTCCTTCTGGAGTGAGGTCTTTAGCGGCACCAATGACACCTCCATATTGTATCTGCGCCTGCATATCCTTCCACTTCATAGCGCCAATGCGCGGACCATTGGCCCGGATAAAATCGTCCTCAGAAGGTAACTTCTCAGGTTTCAATCCTTCATCAAGGGCTGAATATGCATCTTTAACTACGGTGCTAAGCTGGTCCGCATACTGCTGGCGGTACTGATTTCTCAGCTCATTAGCCTGCCTCAATGCCTGTATTTGCATTTGAGGGCTCATAGCATCAAATGCCGCATTGCCCGTATAACGCTTAGGTGAATCAAGGTTAGTTAGACCAAGGGCTGCCGAGATACCAGTTTCAAGCTGTTCGGTGCTATAAGGCATACTGCCATTTTCGTGTTTAATAATCCCAGCACATAAAGCAGCTAGTGTCTTTGGGTTAGAGATATCAAGCTGATCATTCTCCCCAACACCAAGCTCACCACACAATGCCCTAATATAAGCATCAGTATTATTACCATCACTAGCCGGAGCATAGCGATTAACAATCTCGCTAACGGTGTCATAGCCTTGACGCTGGTAAGACAACATATTTTTACCCAACGCGCGGATTCCATGCTCAGGGGTAGCAAACGTTGCAAAACGTCCATCGCTACCGATCTGACCTTCCCACGGGTTAGATTTGCTCGCTTCAATATTACCAGGGTTATTATTACGTAAACCACGAGCATCCAATGAATTACCATGTGATATTGCACGACTCACACCACCAAGATCCCCTGGCTCTCCATTAACCTGAAGAAACTCGTTGTATTTTTGAGCGATATTTCCTATCCATGCTTGCTGCCCCATTTGTTCCTTGAGCTGAGTTTTCTGCTGAACACGCCACTCATCAGGAAGCCCATGCGCATCAGCGTATTGATCAATAGATTCAAATCGCTGCTTGGCTAAATCGACAAATGCTTGGTTATCGCTATATAGCCCCGCAGACTGAGTGACAGCCAATGCATTTCCTGACAAATACGTTTGATCTTGGAATTGCTGAAACTGCCCAACTTCATATCGACGTGCCTGATTGTAATAAGACTGCATAGACTGCTGGAGTTGAAAGGATAATTTATTCCTTTCCTCACTTTCAGGGATTGAGCCTAATAATGCCTGAGCCCTTTCCTGCATATTTTTCATAACAGCGTCACTCTGACCAAGAGCGTTTTTACCCTGTTTAGAAATCAGCCCATTTTCAGGGTTGTTAATCTGGTCATCTGCAAATTGGTTAAATTGCAGTAACGCCTCCTGGGCCATAGCAACATTCGCTTTCTGCCTGGCTTCACCATATGCCACCGCATACTGATCTGCGACATTCGCCAGCACCTGACCTGCTTGAGGAACATCGAAGGTCTGAAAACCACCGGTTTGCACACCACGACTTTGCACCTGGCGTCCGGATGTAGTAGGAACAACAGGCATCAGTAACCTCCTATTTTGAATCGGGAGTCAGAATTCATAAAACCTGAGTTAGATAGCATTGGCGTCCCACCACCAGATGTACTTCCTTTAGAGAACGGGCTCCACGTTCCGCCGCCCATCTGGTATGCACCGTATGCTTTTAGTGGTGCCGTTAACAAAGTGCTGGTCATCGATGATTTAGCAGCCGACTGAGCAGCAGCCCCCTGTGCCTGAGCATTCATTCCCTGAACCTGATACCCATATGCCTCACGCTGAGCATTATTCACTGTCGTTAACGCATCAAGAGTGCCGAACTGAGCATTATCCGCAAAAACGTCAAGAGCTGTTCCGCTACTTAATTCCGCACCGGTAGCCCCCATAGTGGCCGCCGCAGTACCTGAGCGTTGACGCATTTCACGACGACGCTGATCCGCTTCAATATTCCCACGATTGATTGAATCCTGTGCCTGAGCTTCAGCAATTTCAGCATTCCGATCAGCTATGGCTGACTGGTATTTTGCCTGCTTGCTCTGGCTGTACATTGACGCGGCTGTGGATGCCACTGTGACGGCAACCAAAGCGATGGCTGGGTTACACATTATTTTCTCTCCATGTGAAATCTGTGGAAATTAAGACCAAGAGCACCATAAGGCGCGGCTTCTTCAAGCCTGAATCCAAGCCAGTGCAGCCATGATTTGGCAACATGGTTTCGCTCGTCGACGTAGTTTTCCAGGCGCGGATAAACTGCCAGCATCTGGTGCAATACAGGGCGGCAGTGGCGCAGAAATGTCTTCTGATATTTTTCAATATGGCTGGTACCGACCAGCCAGGGCGTACCATTGCCACCGATCATTGACGCCGGAGATACACCAAACATGGTTACCAGTTCTCCGTTCGCGAACCCTGACCAGGCCATAGTCGCAGTGCGAAGACCAACACGCAGCGCATCTTCGGTAGTCATCAGTGATACCGCATACAGTTCGTCAATATCAGCTTGACGAACATCCGGCAAAATCATCTGAAGATGCTCTTCGGTAGCGGGAATAATTTGAACGTCGATCATCAGAATCCCCCAACAGTAAGGCGAGGAATAACGGCAAGAACAGACAGCGGCAACGGGTCAAGCTGACGGATTTTTACACGTCCGTTTTTGCCCCAGTTACTGTCCAGTTTCACTTCTACTTTTCCGGTAGCATCATCAACAGGATCATCGTAGAACTCGAATTCACGCTGTGGATATTCGTACCATTTACCGCCGGGCGTAGTCGCCCAGATGCCGCGACTGGCATTCACAACCAGAGTAACGGACGGGATCACCTGTTTTTTGTCCAGCAGCGTTTCCTGTCCGTTAATGTTGATATCCAGTGTTTCGAATTCAGCAGTTATTGGCAGGCCGATGTGCACTACAGCCCCCGGAGATTCCAGCGTGACGGCACCTCCGGAAACCACTTTCTGTGGCTCCACGTTCGCATCAGAGAGAATGTTTACGGTCTGGCCTTCAAGATGAGACAGGCCTCCAAATGTCCGGCGCGCCATCTGCCAGTTCGTGGTGGCCACATTCCTGAGGGATGGCGGGACGTTCCTGTTAGCACGAACCACTACAGCGGTATTGCTGGTTACAGAAATAATGTCGCAACGTAATTCTTTTGACACTTCATCGCCAGTATCAGGATCAGTTCCGACATAAGGGAACTGTAGTTGCGCGCCGACATCACTACTGGTGAAGTACGCACCACCAGAAACACTGATTGTATATTCCGCGCGATAATCCCATTCGCCAGAACCACCAGTGATGGTCATCGTTCTGTCAGACGTATTTCTTCCATCATAGCTAAGGCCAGAATCAACAAAGAAAGCATCTTCATCGCTGGTAAATAAACGGCTAGACAGTCTCTCGATGTATCTCACTGTTTGCCCGTTAACGGTTCGGTTAACGACGAAATACACCGCATCTTCATTGCCTTCGCTGATACTGCATGTGCTTTCATATTTTCCGGTACTGGACTGTGGTGCCCATGCAAAAACCTGTTGATCACGCAAATAGGTCATCACCAGTAATTTACCGTCATCACGGATGCAGAAGGCGCTGGAGTAAGGGACTATCGAGAAGCACCAGTCAACAATGCTGTGCTTCTGAAAAAGATGATTGGCAAGGATGGTCAGGTCGTTCCCCTGATAGCCGTCAACATCGAATGAGTAGGCCAGATCACGGACAACGCTGCCTTTCTCCTGGACAAACAGAGCAATATTCGCCACAGCAATTGGTGGGACGTTGCTTGAGCCATTTGATCCCTGAGAGCTGAATGCAAATGATGATGGGGTTAACACTTTGTTCTGGTCGCCGGTGATGACGTACTCACCTCCGGAAGTCAGCGCCACCAGCGAACCGACATCAATCAGGTGGCGGATCTCATTAACCTGACGTCCGGCATAGGTGTAGATAATTCTGTCGTCATCCTGCGTAGGATTGCTTTTGCCAAAATCCTTATAATCCCCGGTACGGCTGGCCCAGATAGTCTGAGGGAACGCAGTCGATGCGGCGAAGTAAAGACGTTGTTGATAATAAACAACAGTGCCAGGATAACCATTAACACTGTTCCAGGCATATTTAGCCCATTTATAGCTGGCATTATCCTCGCCAACGACCTGCGAAGGGATATAGGAAATCACCTCGGCAGTTGCAGTAGTGCCGTTTACAGCAGTGATACGGGCAATGCCAAAACCACTGTGCAGATACTCCCACTCAATGCCAGTATCATCATCACCGGATCCGCCCCAGCCATCCCATGATGTGCCTTCTGTATGCGAAGGGCGCAAAGTGCCTGTTTTGCCTGCTGTAACGGCGCGATAGTAGTTACTGTCTGCACGGCGAATATCGCCAATCGACGTACTCTTACTGGTTTCCCATACCGGCACTGAATCCACTGCAGGCTGTTCCAGATAGAACAATTTGCCTACCTGCTCCGCGCCAAAAATAGAGGCGCTTGCCGTTAACGTAATTGTCCCGGTGCTGGCGCTGGCATAAACCGTCACTGACTCGTCAATATTGATATCTTCAAATGGCCCGTTCTTCGTTACCACATCAACCAGTTGCCAGTTGTCATGCGCATAGCGGCGCAACTCTTTCGGCGGGTATGCCGGGTGAACCAGCGTAAGCACGTCGGCGCTTTGCGTAAATTTAATTCGGAACAGATCGGCTTCAGTATATGGCGTGGCAATTTCATAAATAACATTGCTGCTGTTCAGCACCAACGCACCATCTTTGATAACGCGCATGTACTGGTGTCCGAACTCCAGAGCATAGGTCTGAACAGTCGAGAACTGGAACGGGATCAGGCGGCATTTCCGATTTGGGTATTTGGCGGCACCGACAAAACGCGTACCAGGTCGATTCTCAACGCCGCCATACTGCCGCACGATAAAGTTATCGCACTTGCGCAATGCCACCTGGTACTTCGCCATGTCGATACGACCGTACAACGACGGTCCAATCTCACCACCGGCAAAGCTGGGCTGGATCCAACTGATAGCCATCAGGACAACCTCGCAATGGTAAACTCGTCAACCGGTGGCTGTGGTTCCTGTGATTCATTCTGGCTATGCGAGCCAGCACTAAGAATCACGCGATTGTACATATTGAGGGCAAACGTACCGAGGTCTGCATTCCCAGTCAGCGCCATGTTAATAGCTGCCGCAAGACGCCAGGCCAACGCCTCCATAAAAATGGCATCAAACATGTTCACATCTGAAACGCGAGATACATACTTGAGCCATGCCTGCGGCTGGTCTGTGTAGATCAACTTTCCTGTTCCGTTGGTGTCTGCACCAACTTCGTACTGAACGCGCATTGCTGCTGTTGGATTGCGTACACCAGGAAGCATAATTTCAGTAATGCGCAGACAATCGGACGGGTACTGGTACGCATATTCCCAGTCAGGCGGTGGATTGCTCGTATCTGCAAGCGCCACGCGTTTGGTAGCAAAGTTCCAGTCAAAATCAGAAAGCACAGCATCACGGCAGGCCTCAAAGTGCAGCGAACATTCCCCCGCTTCCTTGCTGGCTTCCGTCAGGCTGTTAATGCTGCGGCTGTTGCCAATATTGGACAGCGCACGATTGCAGATCTCTACTACAGAGGCCATTACTCACCCCCATTGCCGTACAGAGTTTCAGCCGCTGATTTTTCTACATCACCGGAAACAGGAGCGATTGCCATATCAGTGATCTGCAGATCGGCGCTGCGATTAACACCATCGTCAGTTTCTCTGGCAGACAGGCCTCGAATAACAGCCTTTGCAGTTATCATCACTTCTGTTCCGACGCCCTGAGGTTGCGCCTTCAGCTTATTCAATGTGTCGTTATTAAGAGTGATGCACAGCCCCCACGGGTATTCATCGCGAGTTCTGGTTTCTCCGCTCTCATCCTGGTAGCTGTCAGTGCCGGTTTTGAGGTTTACGAGTTCCATATACACTCCTGCAATAAAGGGGCCGAAGCCCCTTGTCTGATCCGCGAGGCTTACACGCCCAGTTCTTTACGCTTATCTGCGATCTTCTCGCGGAGCGTTTCGGCTTTGGCGTTATGGTGTGGCTTCTCGTTAAAGAGCAATTCGTACTCTTCACGGAGCTTATCCAGTTCACCATCATCTGACACATCGTTGATGATTTTGGTGCTGGTTGCTGCCATTGACACTTTTCCTGCAACTTTTGCTTTTGCCTGTCTGGCTGCATCGTTAACAGGTTCCAGTGCGCTACCAGGCTCACCTTCGTATTCGATTTCTGCCCCCTCCGGCCACAGAGTGTTATGGATATGAGAGAGGCGCAGAACGCGGTATCTTGGTTTCTCACCTGACATCGATATCACCTTAACCAGTTACTTTTGAGCGGATCGGATACGGCGTATTGGCATCAACATCAAGACTGATACCAGCAGTGAATTCGCCAGCCGTTAGTGGGCCAGTTGCGACGGAGTAGTTAACACGCAGATATCGCTGAACACCGGCAGGCACCTTTGCAGAAACAACTCGTTTACCTGCTGTCAGGGTGGTCTTTGCCAGTGCACCACTATCATAAATAGTGGTCCATGAGCTGTTATCCTCACTCGTCTGCAACTGGATGTTTACAGTTGCATCACCGCTTGCTGCGGCAGCTGTGTTAACCAGCGCCCAAAACTCAAGCGGGTAACCCACGCCGATATCACGACGTTTTCCGTCAATTGGACCGAGATCGATTACGTCAGTAGAAGCCGCGGTATCAGTTACCGCCTGTGCTTCGGAGAACATCAACAGTTTGTCGGTGATCATCTTCTTTCTCCATTAGTGGGTCTGTTACGACCCACAGGTTAATAACAGGCGTTACACCACGCGGGCTTCTGTTTCCAGAAGCGCATCAGTTTCACGGATTGGTACACCACGGAATGAAGTCCACCACTCGCCTTCAGTCTCTTTTACGCTGATAGCCAGAGATGTTTTCTCCAGAGACTGCAGATCAAGAGCCTGGCCTACAGTGCGGTTCATGTAGAACACCGGGCGGCCCATGCCACGGTTTGGAATGCGATGCAGTGCTTTAACCATCAACTTCGCAATATTTGCGGCAGAGGAAGGTTCTGAAAGATTGCTGACATCGATGTTTGCAATGCGAACAACATAACGCCAGTCACGCAGAGCAAGTCCGTTATCCCATTTGTAATGGGTGCGATAGCCTTCGTACTTGCCGCCATTAGCATCTTCCAGTGTCACCTGGCCTTTATCTTCCATCTGGATGCCAGCCTTCTGCCCTTTCGGGAAGATGCCATGCACGGTGTTTTCGCCCCACACCACTAACCAGATTGAGGTGTTATCTGTACCCGTGCCACCAGCATCAATGATGTTCTGAGCATTACCCGCAGACAGGCTGGAATAGCGGGAGGACAGTCCCATAAACTGCTGAGGGTTAACGCTGGAATCACCATAAAACAGCGTCTGCGCCATCTGCTGATTCATCGCTTCAATAAATGCGCGGTCTTCAGACAGGCGGAATTCGGCGGTATTACCGTTCAGATCAGCCAGTGACTTATCGACTTCAGCATAGGTTTCCAGCATGCCAACGGAGTCGGTGACCTGCACTGTGGTTGATTTGCTTGGCTGTACGCCATAGTTCAGCAAACGCCAGGTAGCTGAAGGTAAACCAGAACGAATGGTGGTTCGGTGTCCGGTAGGAAGGTTCCCTTCGACAAAAGGCATATCCTGAAGGATCGGGTTAGTTTGACCGAGAAGCTCGATAATCTTATCGACTTTCCCGTTTGGATCGACGCGCTTACCCCAGTCAGCCAGCGTTAGCGCAGTTAAGCCTTTAACAGCCATTGTCATTTCCTCTCTTATTTGCCATAGAGCACTTCGGCCGCACTACGCTGGCCTTCATTACCACCGGTGACCATGCCATCTTCAGACATCGCCTTTCCGATTTTCACGAACGTTTTGACCAGATCAGGGTGATTACCCAGCCCGGTGGTGTTCAGATATTCTTTGAGTTCAGGTGTCCCGAACTGGTCAAGCGCACGCTGTGCGGCGCTAAGGTTAGAAATCAACTTGTCGCCACCGATTTCTTTGTCAGCTTTTACATCCGCAGCCCACTGCTCGGTTGTTTTCTGCCAGGCTTCTGCCTGGCGCTGCTGAACACCTGCCAGAATCTTCGGATAAGCATCAACCAGCTTTTGCGCTTGCTCGTTGGTCAGGTTAAGTTCTCGCGCCACCGGCTCGAATTCCTTCAACGCTTCTGTATCCAGCTCTACGCCTTCGGCAGCCTGAAACTCGTACTTCTCAGGCGCACCCTCTGGCTTCTTATCCTTTTCTGCTTCTTCGGTATTGGCTTTTTCAGCAGCAAGCTCTCCCTCAGTTTTCTGAGCTTCAGAACCTTTCTCAGAGTCAGTCCCCTGGGAGTTATCCTGCGACTGGGTTTGCTCCTGCATTTCACCCGAGCCCTGAGTGGTTTCAGTTGCTCCCGTTGAAGCTGTATCTGCCTGGCCACCTTCAGTGGATTGCTCATTGCAAAGACGGCGATACAGCAAACGCTCAAATAAATTCATGATCACTCCTGTTCACTGGCCTCTTTGGCCATCTTCAAATACTGTTCAGGGCAATGCGCCATAACGCGCTGAAACAGCTCCAGCGCCAGATTGCGTTGCCCCTCATAAAATGCCATTGCCATAGCGTCCATCGGAGAGATAGCGGAAAACACCCGGCCTTTCTCCAGCACAGACCAGACAACGCGACGCCCCTGTTCACTGCTCATGACAAAGCGAATGTCATCAATTTCACGCTGCGCCATGTCACGTTGCTTACGGGCGTTTTCTTCTTTCAGTTGATCGTCTTCGTAATCTGTCATTGTGATTGCCCACCCTGACCACTAACTGCATTCGCCATAGCTGACAAAACACTCGGATCCGAAGTTTTAGCTTCGCTTAGCGTCTTGGCACCCTGTGCCGCCGCCATCCCCATCTCCATCATTTGTTGCTGCTGTTGTTGCTGTGCCCGTTGCTGGCGAGCCTGCTCAACCTGTTCCTGCGGAACAATGACGGTTGGAGACACTCCGGACATATCAGCGAATGCATCGATCGCCTGATCAACGTTGAGTTTGTCGAGAGCTTCTGGTTTCGCTTGCGCAAGTTGACCAATGAAGTTGACCGTAGACGCCAGACTGGACAGGCCGATAGACTTCTGCGCCTGAGCCATGACGGAAATGTATTCGACCTTCAGGGGCATACCTTCCATCGCGTCAGGCGGTGGCGGCAGCATGTTTTTACGCACCATCATCGAGAAAGCGCGGTCAATGAGAGGATTAAGACATTCGTCGTTCAGACGCTCCAGAACCGGCCCCAACATCAGAAGTTTTTCTTCTTTCATTTCGATCACCGCTTCAACAGGCATCGAGCGGGTATTGATGTTCTGCAACATCATGAACAGATCGACAAAGTAGGCGCTGTTAATGATTTGACGAGTGTCCTGAATGTCTGCCACCAAATCTGCTGTACTGGGGTTAACCAGATAAGCAGGCCTGAAACCATCATGACCAGTAATCTGATCGATATACGTGATGTCGCCAGGAAGAAGGGAGGCGCGCTGATTCTTGAGGGAAGTCGGAGCAACCATCGGCGGATTGGTGGCTTTATCAATCAACTGCGACTTGCGCTTCTGGAGAAGCTGCAATGCCTTAACAGGTCCAAGCGCCAGCATACCCGGGCATGATGATCCATAAACATCTTCGCCGTTAACTTCCCAGCGCGGAGCCATAATTGGAAACTCATCGAATCCGGACTCACGCAACAACTTGTCGTTATCGCCACCAACCTCGTAATAAACCGATTTGAATGGCTTGTTCTTGCTATCCAGCTTCGATGTATCGCGGTCAATGTTCGGGTAAACCGAATGCATCACTTCAATCCACTTCTCGTAGGTGCCGCTTTCCCACATGCTTTTTACGGATTCGCTGACGTTATTTAGCCCGAACTCCTGAACAAGCTGACGAACAGTCATAGAGAACTTGCGAAAACAGGTGTCCACACTGCCACGAGGTGAGTTAGCCAGGTAGTAACTTCCTATCGGGAATGGCATTGTGCGAATGATGTCCTCGTCATCCTCCAGCACTGCCATTGCACCAGTGCTGTATGTGCCGAGGCTTCCGTATAACTGCGGCAGCGACTGATAGAGATTCGACTTATTGAACATATCGTTCATGCGGTTCTGCACCGCCTCAAGCCACAACTTAACAGGGCCATAATCCATCATTTCAGGATCTGGCGTAGCCAGGCGAAACCACGGACGCGCGGGGCTTGTGATGCCTGACATCATGCCGCTGGCGAGAGTGCGCGCCGCCATAGTCCCGGTCGAATCAATAATGCGTGTATTGCGTCGATCGTTACGGTTGACCTCAGAAGTCAGAAAGCGGGAACCACGCGGGTTGATGTAATCACTCAACTCGCGCCAGTGCGGCTCGAACGACTGACGCTCGCTTTCAAGTTGTGCGAACTGTTTGTTCAATCGCTCTTTAGTTGTTTCCGCCATTTCAATGACTCCGGTTACTGACCAAGCAGCGTTTTACCGCTGGTATTAGCGGTTGATGTGTCGCCCTGAGAACCGGTAAGCAGCGTAGAACTACGACCAGCAGCAGCGCGACGGCGACGAGTTTCTTCGTCGCGGGCATCAACAACGGCGGCATCCTGCTCCTGTGGTGCTGCCTGAACTTCTGGTGTTGCAGGCACTGATGGTGAGCTACCCATGCACATATCAATGACTCCGTACGCAATTAAATTATTACCAATTTAACCACATATGATTTATTTATCGTAGACAGTTGACATTTAACGCACGAATTATTACCTTTCAGGTAACCAAAGAGTTCATTCCGGTTACTAACCTGACTGGCTTGTCGTTAAATTGAACAGGTGGAGTGAGCTTTTATTTTGAGCAGTACGGCGTATGGCACATGCGCCGATAGCGGTCTGGATACGTTTAAGGGGCACCCTCCCTTGCTCGGGCAAACGAACCAGGTAGCCGGAATGTGCAAGTCGAGCGGTTTTATTCCGCGCACGGGGATTCACCATCCAGGCGATTCGGTGTGACACCTCGGAAGAGACGAGGGTACAACGATGAGAGCATTTATGGAGCCGCGACAAAGTGTGGCGCCTTAACAGGCTAAGTGCTCTCAGCGTTGTGGCATTAGCTCAGCTGGACAGAGCAACCGCCTTCTAAGCGGTTGGTCGCAGGTTCGAATCCTGCATGCCACGCCAGAATCACGCCTAAGGACCGTGATGCCAGAAGTTCCAGGGGGCTTGGCGGTGATGGTTTCCCTTGAAGGACTATCACCGCCCTTTTTACAGCAGGACGCCATTGCGATGACTTCATGCTGTAAACCAGTACAGCCACGGAAGGCATAACTCATTGCTTCCAGTTCGCCCGGTTCGCCGGGCATTTTTTTAAGGTGAGATTATGAAGACAATTGATATGTTGGCTAAGTATCTAAATGAATGGCCATTAAAATATTCTCGTATCGTTCAGGCTGAAGACTGCATTTTTTATGGCGTTTTTGCTGGTAATGAAATGCATTACGAAGTAATTCAGAGTGAGGGGCTGACCGGGTTAACTCTTAGAGAAGACCATGGTACTAGCGTTACGTTCCATGACTGGATAACAGCACAACGTTCTGAAATGGAAAAAGGCGATGTGTTTGATATTTCTCGCTCTGTTTGCGCTAAAGCAAAAAGTGATAATGATTACATGAGCGAACACTTATACAACATGAAGCTACAGTGCCTTGCCGAGGTGCTTGGTAAAAAAGCTATTGTCGATAAACAAGGCGCCATTAGCGAAGCAAAGGCAATAAATGCTGCATTTGATGAAATTATTTTCTAGCTCTGTGACATGTCACAAACAGCCAGCCGATGAGCTGGCTTTGTTTTATCCTCATCAGAGGATATCAACGACATTATCCCCACCAGCGGATTAATCATAGGGATCGTAATCTGTGATGGCCTTGCCTTGCTGGTTCTGCTGCCCGGGAATTCGCAGACACTTCGACACAGGGAAAGCAAACGTCAGCAGTAGCGCATCGCCTTTACCCGGCGAGCGCCCAAGCCGCTCCTTGATATCTTCCTTCGGTTCGATAACGATTTTACCGTCCACTCGAACTTTGTACTCTGCCGCCGACAGGTCGTCCGCTGTTTCCTGGTCATCCAGCATGCCGCCCAGCCTCAGCCATGTCTTGCATGAGTTGAACATCTCCCCGCGCTTATTGAGCATCTGCGGGTCAGTAGACGCGCCACCGAACGGAACAAGTTGCCATGTACGACCCCAGCCGTCACCGATTGACTTCAGACCAGTTCCGTAACCGAAGTCGATGAACACTGCGTCAGCCTGGTACTGGTCTTCAAAGTCAGCGATACGCTTCGCCATAATCAGATCGTCAGTAGTCTTGTTGCCAGTCCACAGCACCTTACTGTGCAGCCCCTGCCGCAGGTATATCACCGCGTCATCAACGCCTGAGTATGCCGGGTCAACGCCGATTATCACCGGAGCATGTGCAACCTGCGCAGCGGTTACCACCCGTTTCATTGCCTCATCAGTAAGACCGGTAGGGATAAACTGCAATTCAGATGCATCAGGGAATATGCCGCGCACACGGATTTTAACGAAGTCGCTGTCTTCCCCGTAGTCATCAACCCATTTCTGCAACTGCTGTTTGTTAGTGCCTTCCACCGTCCGGCTGTCAATCTGCGCACACTTCCAGCGGTGTTTGTACTTGCGGAAACATTCACGGAAACGCCCGGTGTTACGCGTCGGGTTCCCGAACGCCACCCAGATGATTTCGGTGTCTTCGTCCGTCAGCGCACCCTCTGCTACCTCCCACACAAGATCGGCAATATTCGACGCTTCATCGAATACCACGATGATGCGTTTGCGCTCGTTGTGTAGTCCGGCGAATGCCTCAGTGTTGTGCTCAGACCAGGGGATTGCGTCAGCTCGCCACCGCTTGTCGTGCCCAGGGTCATTGCTGTACATCGCGGTAGCGGTACAGGTAAACCAGTCTTTCGTGATAGCAAGGTTTGACCACTTGATAATTTCCGGCCAGGTCTTCGTTCGTAGCTGGTTGTCGGTGTTGGCGGTCACCACGACCTTACAATCCTCGCAAGTGGACATGCCCCAGTTGATCAGCATTGAGATAAATGCGGATTTACCAATACCGTGACCAGAAGCGCGTGCCAGCATAAGCGGCTGATAGCGCGTCTCTGGATTCTGCAGGTGATCACGTATCTCTCGGAACGCATCAGCCTGCCATTGACGTGGGCCGGTAGCATGTGCCAGTTCAGTCCCCTCTTCCCCCCACGGGAACGCATAGAGAGCATAGCCAAGCGGATCGTGAGTGAACCCTGCAATATCCTCGATCAACTGCTCTTCAGGAGATAACGCTGTATCTGTCACTGATTACCATCCTGACGTTCTTTGAGTCGCTTCCTGGCTGCTGCTATGCGATCAGCAATTGTCACATTCACATTAACATCCAGGCGTTCTTTGAATGCGTTGACGTCGACGTGCTTACCAATCAGTTCGAGGTTCTTCACCTTGTCAGGCCATTTAATTTTTTTGAGGATTGTCTCTATCGAATCCTCGTTCATGTTCATGATGGTCGATGACAGATCAAAGCCGCTAAGCGTAGTGCGCCAGATTTTCGGCCACTCGCGGATTGGCTTAAGGCTCCCATCGTCGTTGAGGATGTCGATCACGTCCATCTGGTCGATCTCCACCAGGCGCATGAGAACGTAATCAGCACTGACGCGCATTCGTTTGTTGCGCTCTTCCATCAGCTCGGCAATCCGTTTTTGAATGCGTTCATCGCGCATCATGACACTGGCTTTAACTGCCGCTGTATTTGGGGAGAATCCTGCGTTAATCGCTGCCTGAGTCTGGTTTTCAGGCGTTTTGATGTATGACTGGCAATAAGCCTCCTGCATTGCTGTTAGTGGCTTAAATTGCGTTGATTTGCGTTTATAGGTTTTAGGTTCAGCAGGCATCATAACCACCGTGGTAATAGTTACCGTTGTGGTAATAGTACCATGCAAAATAAAGCCGCCATAGTTGGCGGCAGTATTCAAAGTCCATCAAATTCATCGTAAAAACTCTCGTCAAGATACCCTTCCCATTTACCGCGAATGAAAATTACATCCTCGCCGCAAGGGTGCTGACTGTCGATAACTATATCCCTCCTGGCGCAACCATACTTATGCATGAGAAATTTAACCTCTTTCGGAAAATTTGCTGAGTTATCTCTCATATCTTCAAGGTCGTAGCGTATTTTTGGCATAACACCTTCGTGACATGTCACACTATTAATTTCGTTTCATGCCAGCCTTTGGTTACCCAGCATTGCGAGTCACCATTACACGGGCATGAATTCACAGGAACTCTCTCGCCGCACTTACCGCAACGTTTTCTGCTGATCGATTTTATACGCCCGCGCACGCGTGCATCATCCTGGCGGATCAGTAACGCTATATACTCACCAAATTCGTAAGGCGCACGCCCGGGGCGACGTGTGGCACAGTTACGCTCCAGCATTTCAATTTCCTGAGCATCAAGCACAATCTCCAGCTTACGTACACCAGATGCAGCTTGTCTGGCTCTCTGAGCGGCTTTGCGCTCTGCTGCTGATTTAGCCATCAATATTTACCTTTATCGCGTATACCTTTACCGGTTTATCGCCGAAGTGCGGATGTGTGATTGTCTTGATTTCATAGCCGCCATACGGAACGTCAATTCTGCGGCTGGAATCGTCACGCTTCGGATATCCCTTTGTGATAATCAGGCGGTCATATTCCCGGAACATAATTCGCTTTTCCCAGTAGTCATTACACAGGCGATACTCTTCCGTTTTATCTCCGCGAATCATGGCATCGAAGTATTCACCTTTGACGGCAAGTTGCAGGTTAGCCACGGTTAACCTCCTGCGGCGGTTCTGGTAGCGGCATCCAGAACAAGGCGTTCCCTAACCACGATAAAGTGCCGTCGCTCAACTCCACGTATTCCCCTTGTACCTGTCCTGCCATATACTCGCCGTGCTTTGAATAAATTAAAATCCAATCATCTTGAGGGGGCATTCGCTCACTACAGCTTATCCAACCATCCGGAGTTACCGGAGAATTGCCATTTACCAAGTCAGCTCGAACATATAGCGTGTCATCATGGTGCTGATTGTGGCTGCACCACGTTAATTCGCTTAACTCGCCATCTTCTGGCCATACTCCAGCTGTTTGCAGCCAGATATGGGCTGGCGCATCCTGGCAAGGTGTATTAACTGGAAACTTGTAAGTTTGGCTTACAGGTTGGCTACCCTGAAGCATGGCAGCGTGGCAGGCATCCTCTACGCCCTTAACTGCATCTGCGCAGTAGTTATAGCGATTGCATTCCACTAACTTCTGCTTGAGATTTTCAATTGCCTGCGCGACATCAGCCTGCATTACCGGCGCTGGCGGTGCGGTATAAAACTTCGTCCCCAACGGCAACAACTTCATCGCTTTTTCTCCCTTAATGATGCGATAAGTTGATTTCCCGCCAAGGTCTACCGTTCCATCCATAACAAGGCCATATCGCTTCTCTGAAACTTCACCAATAGGCTCTGCTTCCAGCGATGCCAGAGCAATTTCATAAGCCCGACGCTCAATATTGTCTCGGACGTCCAGGCTGCCTATACGCTCTTTGATTTCTTTAATCAGTTCTTTGTCGGTGAACGTTGTCATGTGTTAGTCCTCATCCACTTCAACGCCATCTTTCAGCGTGATGCCGTGCCAATCATCAGCCCAACTGGTTAGCCCTGGCGCATCAATGCTAGGCATATAGACGCTTGCAGTGTGGTAGCCCTTATCGTTATCAATGCTGGCAACGTGCTCGCCGTTGTATGCGCTCAGCGTGTCCAGGACGCTATAAAACTTTCCTCCGGCTGCCCTGAAATCCTTTACAGCCTTCACAAGGCGATTCCACGCTTTTTCCTGTTCTGGCGTCAGGTCGATTAATTCCTGCAAAGTTGCCATATCACTCTCCTTTGATGCGAATGCCAGCGACGCGTAGTGCGTGTTCTAAGTCAATCAGGCAAAGCCAACTGCCATTTTCTTTAGGTATCATGACATGCCGCTTATTAGCATTTATTGGGTGCCCATATCGAAGGTCGTAGCGAGTCGGTAATTGAACTTCCCTCGCTTCCAGTTCTGTAATGCGTTTGTTTTTAGCTTCTAGTTCATCCAGCAGCGCCAGCACAACCTGCGGTGTGACTTTCATACGAAATGCCAGCAATTTTTGTGGTGTGGCTACTATTTTTATTGCTTCTGCCGCCTCACGCAGTGCCTGATAGTCAATCTTGCTCACTGGTTGCCTCCTTTGCGAAGCTGTTCCGCACAATGCAGCAGGGCGTCCGTCGCATATTTAAGACTCACTAGCTCACCATCATCCATTCCCGCGAGATTCGCGTGTTTAACGAACGCCGAGCAAAGGTCATTAAACGCCTGCGCCCGTACTTCAGCCAGAAAAGCATCGGTGGCTGGGGTTTCCGGCAATGATCCGTCAACCAGTTCTATTGTTGTTCTGAATCGGGAATTCGACACAACGCGATAAGTCAGGTTCGGCATTCTGGCTGCCACTTGCATCTCAAACTCCTCTCCAGATTCCAGCCCGGCTGCACGGGCGTAATCAAGCGGACTTCTGACAGCCCCTGAATCTTCGCCGCCCCAGTAAATCAGGTTCGACTTCAACGCCTCATTCTCCGCCGCCATCGCATTAGCACGCACCAGTTGCACTTCCAGTTGCGTTGCCAAATCGCTGATCAGCTTTGCCACACTACGCATATCAACGGCACCACATTCTGCTTTCAGTTCCGAAGCCATCTCATGCCCGGCGGAAACTAACCCTTTGATATTACTTTCCATCTTTACCCTCGCTTATCCACATAACTTATTGATTACATTGATAACTAAAAAGATCGTCGATTCAGAACTCTTCGATGTTCCAGCCACCACCTGCTTTCTTTGGTTTAACCGTTACCCCGATGATTCGGAACGGATACTGATCTGCGGCGACTTTGGTTTTCACCCTGGCGTCGTCGGTCCAGAAACCTTTCACTTCGTGCAGTTCAATCTCGCCGGTGGCGAGCATCACAGCAAAATCGGGCGTATAGAACGTGCTGTCAGCTAACCGCAGCTTGATACCCTCGAATCGATACCAGGCTATTTCCCCTGCACGTTTACGCAGCTCAAGGTGCTGGCAATACGCAGATTCTGTTTTGTTCATCTGGCCTGTTTTGAGTCGACCAAGAGCCTGTATCTGTTTTCTCATGATTTACCCCTGAGGTAATTAAAAACCACATAAGACACGAAATCAATAGAATTTAGAATATTTTATTACCTAGCAGGTAATTATTAAGGCGTAAAAAAATGCGCTATCGCGCTGGTATTACTTGATAAATCCTGCCGCCTTTCCCCGCCTGTATTCCTCCATCAGCCACTGCGCCGGTGTTATTCCCCCAAGGGTGGCGGCGTTAGGCATGCACCCGAAACTTCGCCCTGGTGGATGGTAAACGTCTCTCCCTGTGTCCGGAGGTGTACTCATGGGCTCTGGCTTTGCCTGTATGCTGATCACCGGATCGGGTATCTGCTGTCCGGAAGCCACCTTTTTCGCCCAATCATCGAGCAGCCTGCGCGCGTGTTTCTCAACCTCAATCTCGCTAAGCTGGCGCTGATACATTGCACGGCGGGTATCACATACGACCCAGTACATAACCGGATGCCGCCACGGGAATCTCTCGGGACCACCTGGATATAAACTTTTTTCCTTGCTGTACCGGTGAAACTCCGCCATCACATCGTCAATGGTGACGCCAAGAACCATCTTGCTGTCTTTACACCACTTGATGAATTGCCCAGGCGACGGCCAGAACGGAGATTCACTGGAGCGGGCGTGGCGCATACCAGCAGAAACCTGTTCACGGGTTCGGATCCCCCCTTCGGCAAACGCAGCTATCCACTGCTGTTTTGCAGCAACTTCCTGCTCTGGCGTCTTCAGGTTGGTTACCACTGCCGCCGGAAACAGTTGTTTCAGCTGTTTGAAAAGGGCATCAACAAGCCTCTCTGCTGACATGTTCACCACGTTGTCATTGTTGGTGTACTGATGCTCATAACCTGACATGCGAGAAAGGGCTTCTCCGTCACGGTTTTGTATCGCGGTAAAAACGTTGTTCACAAGAAATCCTCCCATGCTTCAGGGCTGTTCCAGTGCGGAACGTTGTTATCAGGTAATGTTGATTGCTTCTGTCTGCTAATCTGCAGCCGCCTTGCCAGCTTCTGCTCCCACTGTGCCTGATGGTATGCCTTACCCTCAGCCATCCAGTAAATTCTGAACTCTGCAAGTTCCTGTGCCGTTGGCAGACTATCCAGGTAGATTCCCTGCAATGAGCTTTTCCGAAGAAAGTCATCTGATGGCTGCCATTGTTCATGCATGACAAATTTGCCTAATTGCCCTGGCCCACCAGGAGGAACAAAGTTATTCATCACGGCGTTGTTTGCGCCGGGGTCATTAGGCACAGAATCCCCGCTTTTTGTCCTGCTCTCCCTCTCTTGGTTAAATGACTGGTTATATGACTGGTTCTGGATCCCGTTTTTGGGATCATTCAACATCCCGTTTTTGGGTATATTCCCGTTTTCGGTAACATTACCGTTTTCGGGTTCATTACCCACTTCCCGGTTGCCTTTAATGTTCCCGTTTTTGGTTATATTAAGAGAGAAAACCCGCACTCTTTTCGTCGCTCCCTTTCTCTCTCCGGTATCTGAAATAAGCCCCATTTTCATGAGCGATATAAGCCCGGCCTGCACGGTTTTTTTATTCAGGCAAGTGTCTTTAACGAGGCGTTCTATGCTGGGGTAGCAGAGGTTATATTCATCGGCTCTGTCAGCCATCGAGAGCAGTATGAGCTTTAATGATGAGCTGCCTGGATCTGTCTCCCAGGCCCAATCTGTTGCATGTCTGCTCATGATTAATCTCCGCTATCAGCTTGAATGTTGTGGGGAGGAATTAATCATGATCTGCTTAATCTCTGCCCTGATGCGACGGTTTGATTCCATGGTGCACTCAACACAGTGTCCGTTGTAAACCCAGCGCTCACTGTCATGTCCGTGCTTACATGTTTTTCCGGTGTAGTAGCGTTTAAGTCCGCGCTTTGCGGCATCAATACGTGTAATGATTTCCATGGTAAGCCCTGTTATTAGTATTGGGATTACGGTTATTTTGTGCTGACACAAAAAAAAGATCAACCAGATTTGGTTTTTTATTACCTTTAAGGTGCGAATAGATATGAAAAGACCGCCGGATGGCGGCCTACAGAGGGTTGTGGCTGGATATCATGAGTAGAAGAAGTATGCCAGTTCTGCTTTTGAGCGCAGCCATTGTCTTGTTTTACAGGCTTTAAAAAGCCCATTCATCAATACCTTACCTGGCATTTTGCGCTTACCTGTTAAGTGAGTCTGGATATAGTGACTCGTCGTTCCGGCTTCCTGTGCGAAGGCTTCACGCTCATCCGGAGTAAGTGCAAGCCAGTGCTTTTTGAAATCGAAATGTCCGTTATCGCTCATAGCTATTGCCTGATATTTATTTCAGATAATAAATATTCACCCATAAGGTAACAAAAATCAAGGATAGTTACCTATGGGGTGCATTTACCTGTTGGGTAATATTGCTTTAAATTGAATCATCTACTGATTCATATATGAGGCGATTTTCCAGAAAATGAAAAGTATCCAGGACGTCCGCAGGCAAAATCTCAACGACTTGATCGACCGTGAATTCAATGGTGTTCAGACGCGGATGGCAGAAAAACTTGGAACTCAGGCAAATCTGGTAAACCGCTGGGCTCTTGGCAAGAAGGTTATCGGCGACCAGGTTGCGCGAAAAATTGAAGCTGCCGCCAATAAACCCCGTAACTGGCTTGATATCGATCGCTCGCTTTCTCAAGAAGGTTTTCAGCCTGTCGGACCAAGCGACATTGGTCAGCTGGCGGCTCACAACCTGGAACGTTGGATGAGCGAAAGCCGAGACCTTTCAACGCAGGGAAAACTTCACCGCGCATCCGGTGTCGCCCAAGTGACAATCAGCCGCCTGTTAAACAATGAGGTCAGCGTTTCCATTTCCACCCTGGAGAATGTTGCATCCGCATTCGGGCGTCACGGCTATGAATTACTGATTCACCCGCACGACCCTGCGACTATCAACTATGATCGCTCGCGCTACGCATTGTTACCTGAAACAGAGAAGGCAAAGATCGAAAGTTACATTGAATTTGTCATCAACCAGAACGAAAAAAGCAAACAATAAAACTATAGTTTTCAGAAAGTAAGCCGCCTCATGGCGGCTTTTTTATTGCCCATGAAATTACCTTACGGGTAATTTTTTTAACTCATATCTATTGACAACAAACCAAATACGCATAATTATTACCTCAACGGTAACAAGCCGAGGTAACAAGTTATGCAGTGGAAAATCATCAACGGTTGGTACTGCGTTACTGCATGCGGATTCATGAGCTGGAAGTTCCGCACATTACAGGAAGGCATTAAGTGGGCTTTCGTCAGCAAAGAAGCTCGCGATGTGGCCAACGATAACGAGATATGGGAGGGCTGATAATGAACGTTAATCAGCAGAAAAATCTTCAAAAAATCATGCTGGCATTCGACAAGGACTACCGCCTGTCAGAACAGCTATATGACCGACAAGTTGAACTGATTGAGAGCATCCGACTTCATCAACTGTCCTCAACTTTCGACGTTGTAACAGGCAAAGGCGTTCGTCAGGAAGTGCTGGAGGCTGCTAAAGACAGCCCTGAGTTCGAAGAACTGATGGATGCCTACCGGCGCGAGGCAATGGCAATTATCGCCCGCTGGGATCTGGCGGATCGGATTGATGGGCAGAGGGAAGCAGCATGATGCAGAACGCTGGAATCATGGATAGAACAAAATACATCGGAGGAAGCGATGTTGCAGGGATTCTTGGAATTAGCCCATGGCGCACCCCGCTTGAGGTTTATCTGGATAAGGTCCAGCCACGTGTCAAACCAGTAGCCCCAAGCAAGCAGAAAGTTTTCACGCGTGGCCAGCGTATGGAGCCATACGTAATAGACCTGCTTTCTGAGGAAACAGGGATGGAAATCGTTCATCGCGGAAACCGCTATATCCACCGTGATTACGATTTTATTGCAGCTGAGATCGATGCAGAAGCAGCGTCAGGCGAGAACATTGAGATCAAAACAGTTAGCCCGTTCAAAGCCAAAGAATGGGGAGAAATCCAGACAGATGCAATTCCTGTGCATTACACGGCCCAGGCCATGCACGGGTTGATGGTTACAAACAAACAGGTATGCGTTTTCGGTGTGCTTATCGGTGGCGACGACTTCCGAATCTATCGGGTTGAGCGTGATGAAGAAACTATCCAGGCGATCTTAGAAAAAGAAATCGCTTTCTGGGACCGAGTGAAAAATCTTAACCCGCCGGAAGCTACCAGCGTAAGCGATGTATCGCTGATGTTTGAGAAAGATACCGGGACAAGTATCGAGGCTGACGGAAAGGCACTCGCACTATTCAACGATCTACGAGACATGAAGTCACGCAGAAAATCACTGGAAGAAGAAATAGCTATATCAGAAGAGAAGCTGAAGATGTACATGCAAGAGCACTCAGTCCTGACCCTGGACGGAAAGCCGCTCTGCACATGGAAATCTCAGATCAGCAACAGATTCGACCAGAAGCTATTCCAGTCAGTACACCCTGAGTTATTCGAAAAATTCAAAACAACAACGACACAACGCGTCTTCAGAATGAAGTAAGGAGAAAAAATGTCTATCAATGCACTTAAGGCAGCGGCTACCGGTAACCAAGTTGCACATCATAATGAGAAACCAACAACTCTGGCCGGACTTCTGGCAGACCCAAAAATTAAAGCTCAGATGGCTTTGGCACTTCCAAAGCACATGACAGCAGACCGTCTGGCGCGCATAGCAACCACAGAGATCCGAAAGGTTCCAAAACTTGCATCATGCGACCAAGCCAGCTTCCTGGGGGCAATCATGCAATGTGCCCAATTGGGTCTTGAACCAGGCGGAGCTCTTGGACACGCTTACCTGATACCGTTCGACAAACGCCAGAAAGTAAATGGAAGATGGGAAACCGTATCTACAGAAGCACAGCTGATTATCGGCTATCGCGGAATGATTGACCTTGCCCGCCGCTCTGGGCAGATCCTGAGTATCTCGGCTCGTACCGTACATACAAACGACAAATTCAGCTACTCATACGGCCTGGAAGAAACGCTCGAGCATTTACCTTGCGAAACAGGTGACCGCGGAGAATTAACGCACGTTTACGCCGTTGCACGACTGAAAGATGGCGGAGTCCAATTTGAAGTTATGAGCCGGGCAGACGTTGAGAAAGTTCGTGCACTGAGCAAAGCCGGTAGCAGTGGCCCATGGGTTGATCACTTCGATGAGATGGCTAAAAAAACAGTAATTCGCCGACTGTTCAAATATCTTCCTGTTTCTATTGAAATGCAGAAGGCTGTTGTTATGGATGAGCGCGCTGAAGCTGGACTTAGCCAAGATAACGCAGCTGTTATCACTGGTGAATATTCCGTAGTTGACGATGAGCGTCAACACCTGTCGCCAATTTCAGATTCAGAACGAGAAGAAGCTCGAGAATATATCATCGCGATACTTAATAGCCTGGATCCATCTGCTGAAGATGCAAAAACGATGTTCAAGCGCGCTGAAAATGAAATTAACACCATGGCTGAAAAGCTCGGTGATGAATATCACCAAAAATTCATGATGACTCTTAACGATATGCGTCCAGAATTCGAGTAACCACCACCGCGGCGCCACACGCGCCGCACTGCAACCAAGAGAGGTATTTATGAAAGGTGCATTAGGTAAGAAGGAACTCCTGGCGGTGGTGCCACTGTCATGGAGCACTATCGACCGTATGGAGCGCGCAGGGGAATTTCCTAAACGCTGGTATATCACCGATAAACGCTGCGCATGGAACCGTGATGAAGTTGAGCGTTGGCTTGATGAACGTCAGGCAGCAAGCCCGGCAGAGTTCCAGGGTAAAAAGCCTCCTGTTCAGCAACGTGTATATCGTCCCGTGAGCAACGCTGCATGAGTGCGCTGCTAAGGCACTGGAGCAAATGGTCAGGATGGTACTTATTCCTGGCCTCTGTTTCAGCATGGCTTTATCTGCTGGCATTAATTTTCAGAGAGGGTTGGATTAAGTGAGAAAGTTAAGCCGACTTGAAAAATATCACATGAACAAGGTTTCAATGCGCAGTCCGTCAAAGATTGTCGCCGTTACTCCTGCGGCGATAGAGATCGAAAAACGCGCGATTGAACGAGAGAAAAAAGGGCAGTTCCGCATTGCCGCCCACCTTTGGCTTCAGTGTATGGATGTTGCTTCTGGTGATGTTGAGCGTGCAAGGATCGCGGTTCGCAGGGACCAATGTATCACAAAAGGTAACGGTCTTCGCCGTGGCGACTATAGCGGCATAGGATGTTGTGGGGTGGTTTATGACTAAGAAATACACACTAATCTATGCAGATCCACCCTGGATATACCGGGACAAAGCCTCAGATGGTAATCGCGGTGCCGGTTTTAAATATCCGGTTATGAGTGTGCTGGATATCTGCCGCCTTCCTGTGTGGGATTTGGCCGATGAAAACTGTCTGTTGGCCATGTGGTGGGTGCCAACACAACCACTCGAAGCACTAAAAGTTGTTGAAGCCTGGGGATTCCGTCTGATGACCATGAAGGGCTTCACGTGGATAAAATGTGGTAGTCGACAACCAGATAAACTGGTTATGGGTATGGGACACATGACTCGCGCCAATAGTGAAGATTGCCTGTTTGCAGTAAAGGGAAAACTACCTACGCGCATTAATGCAGGGATCGTTCAGTCATTTACCGCACCGCGGCTTGAGCATTCAAGAAAGCCAGATATCGTTCGTGAAAAACTTGTGCAATTATTAGGCGATGTTTCTCGCATTGAACTGTTCGCCCGCCAGACGTCTCATGGCTTCGATGTTTGGGGTGATCAGTGCGAAGACCCGGCAGTGCAACTACACCCTGGATACGCGTTGGATATTGCCGGATTAACAAATGCATTCAGCAATGCTCCGCTGTCACCAACAGACAACCAGGGGCGGGAGCGTGCTGCATGAACAGGGCATCACCAGCAGATTTAAGGAAATGCCTTGAAACTGCAAACATGCTTGCACACAGCGGGATCAGGTTTGTTCCAATTCCCGCTGTCACTGATGCTGAATTTGCAACACTGTCAGCAATATTCGCAGATAAAATTGAATCACTGGCAGCAGAAGCAGAGATGGAAGAAAATCAGCAGAACTATTAGACGTTATTCCCCCGCCATCCACTTCTCAAACTTCGACGGGGAGAACGGAATCAGATCCGTATGCTCCCCGTTAATCCAGGAATCAATCATATCGGCCCACTGCTGCAACATGTAGGCGCGCTGTCTGGCGTATTCCGCTTTGTTATATACGGCGCGCACACCTTTCTGCTCATGTGCCAGAGCCTTTTCAATCCAGTCTGAAGGATAACCAGCCTCATGCAACAACGTACTGGCTGTACGGCGCATATCGTGTACGGTGAAGCCCTGAATATGCTCACCATCTTCATTTATTATTTTCACCGTTCTGTCGATCAGAGAGTTCAGCGCGGCATTAGATAATGGCTTCCGGAAATTGTAACGACCAGGAACCAGATATTCACTTCCACCAGCGCACATCTGCAACCCAACCAATATATCCTGTGCCTGTTTAGGCAGGTAAATAACGTGCGCCCGGCTTCCCTTCATGCGGTCTGAAGGAATTGTCCATGTCCATTTTTTAAAATCTATTTCATCCCACGTTGCATTGGTGAATTCGCCTTTACGAACCATAGTGATAAGAACCAGCTTTAAAGCCATTTTCATAGTGCCCATAGCACCAATGGCATCCAGCGTGCGGAAGAACAGGCCAATTTCTTCTGGTGTCAGTGTTCGCTCTCGTGGTTTAAATATGGCGATAGACGAAGGTTTAATGTCAGCCGCAGGATTAAACAAACCATGACCACGGTCATTGGCGTGACGGTATACGCTGCTGATGATCTCCCTGGCCTGTACTGCTGTTGCCCGACCACCGCGTTCGACAATCCGGTCACACAAATCACGAACCATCGATGTGGTAATTTCAGCCATCATTTTGTTGCCAAGAACCGGAAGTATGTCACGGTCGATCACCGCCTGCTTCATTGCGCGGGTACTGTCAGCCAGGATGACGTGTTTCATATAACTGTCGGTATGTACCGCAAACGTCTCGGCACCACGAATCTTTTTGATACCGTCACGTTTAGCCGCAGTCGGTGACTGGCCTGCTTTAAGCAGCTTCTTTGCAGCAATCAGTTCTTCTCGCGCTTCTGCCAGGCTGATACCGTCACGCCCATACTGCCCGATTACCAGTGTTTCGCGGCGACCGTTGATACGGTAGTCATAGCGAAACGAGACCGTGCCTGACGTAAGCACAGCTACATACAGCCCGTCACGATCGGAGACCTTGTACAGTTTGTCCTGCGGCTTGAGGTTTTTTAATTTTGTATCGGTAAGCAC